ATCCAGATCAACACGATGGCGAAGGAATCGGATGCCACGAGTCTGGCCCTCAGCACGCTCGTCAAGTCAGGGGCCGCGGAGGATGCTGGCACCGGCGAGGTCATCGCGTCGGCGACTTACCGGTGCCTAAGACGGATCAGCGAAACCGACCCAGCCACCGGCGTTGCTTGGACAGTCAGCGGCCTCAACGCGGCGCAATTCGGCGTCAAGGTGGGCTAGCCCCGGAGGTTGCCAATGGCTCTCTTGTGGATGGAAGGCTTCGAGGACATTGGGACCTCCCTCGGGTCTAATCCCGCGCCGACAGGGATTCTATCGCGCAAGTACCCGACCGTCGTTTACCCGGATTACACGCTCCTCAGAGCAGGGCGCGTCGCAGGATACTCGCTCGAATGCACGGCTGGTTGGCCCGACATCCGCACACCGCAACTCACGGCCAATGCCACGATGATCGTCGGCCTCGGCTACTGGTGGGAGGTGGACTTCAGCGGCATGATCTTCGGCCTCTACGAGGGGGCCACGCTCGGCATGAACGTCCGCAAGGAGTACGGCGGCGAGCTTGGTGTCTATCGGGGCTCGACGCAACTTGCAATCACGTCGGGGCTGGGCCTGGTGACGAACACGTGGTATTGGATCGAGTTCAAGACCCTGTGCAACAATTCAACCGGCACGTATGAGTTGCGCGTCGGCGGTGCAACCAAACTGAGCGAGTCCGGCCAGAACACCAAGGCGGGAAGCAACAACTACCACAACATCCTCCGAATCCTGGGCGCGGGCAGCGGAAGATGTCGTTACGACGACATCTACGTCCTGGACGGATCGGGGTCGGCAAACAACGACTTTCTCGGCAGCCGGAAGATCATAGCCCTCTGCCCGAATGGGGACGTGGCTGGCTACACGGACTTCACCTGTAGCTCGGGGTCCGCCCACTACGCCCTCGTCGATGAAAACCCGGTCAACGACGACACGGATTACGTCGAGGACGGAACGAGTGGCCACAAGGACCTCTGGGATTACCCGTCGCTCACCGGGACCGGCTCGAACGTCAGCGGCATCCAGATCAACTCGATGGTGAGGGAGACGGACGCCGCGAGCATGACGCTCAACACCCTCATCAAGTCCGGCACGGCCGAGGACGCGGGGACCGGTGAGGTCATCGCTTCGGCGAGCTACAAGACCATGAGGCGGATCAGCGAGACGGACCCGAACACAGGGGCCGCCTGGACGGTGAGCGGCGTGAACGCCGCGCAGTTTGGCATCAAGGTAGGCTAGGAGGCACCGGTCCATGGCTCTCTTGTGGGTTGAAGGCTTCGAGGGCATGGGGACCAGCGTCGGTGGTCATCCCTTGCCGACTGGCGTCCTGGGCCGGAAGTACGGCACGGTCAACTACCAGGACTACATGTGGATCGTGGCGGGTCGAATCGGCGGGTACGCCATCGACTTTAGCGCCATCTGGGCCGAACTCTATACGCCCAACCTTACGACCAACCCCACGATGGTCGTCGGCTTCGCCTTCTACTCCACTGCCGCATACGAGGCCAAGATCATGGGCCTCTACGACGGGGCCACGCTTGGAGTCAACCTTCAACGGGCCAATGCTGGGGAGCTTGCCGTCTACCGCGGCACCACGCTGCTCGGAACCACGTCGGGCCTCGGGCTGCTGACATCGACCTGGTACTACATCGAGTTAAAGGTCACGTGCAATGCCACGACCGGCTCCTACGAGCTGCGCGTCGGCGGCGTGACCAGGCTCAGCGCCTCTGGAGTCAACACGAAGGCCGGCAGCAACGACTACCACACGAAGGTCGGATTCATTGGGCCATCCAGCGGAGTCATGTATCTGGATGACATCTACATCCTGGATGGGTCTGGCAGCGCCAACAACAACTTCCTTGGAAATCGCAAGGTCGTGGCCCTGTTCCCCAATGGCGACGTAGGCGGCTACCAGGACTTCGCCTGTAGTTCCGGCTCGGACCACTACGCTCTTGTTGACGAGAATCCGGTCAACGACGACACGGATTACGTCGAAGACGGCACGACTGGTCACAAGGACCTCTGGGACTACCCATCCCTCAGCGGCATCGGCTCGAACATAGCCGGCCTCCAGGTGAACTCGACGGTGAGGCAGACCGATGCCACGAGCATGACACTCAACACCCTTGTCAAGTCCAATACGACCGAAGATGCAGGCACGGGCGAGACAATCGGATCGACGAGCTACAAGGTCCTGAGACGCATCAGCGAGACAGACCCCGCAACGGCCGCCGCGTGGACGGTCAGCGGCGTGAATGCCGCACAGTTTGGTGTCAAGGTAGGCTAACATGGTCCTTCGTGCGACCGGTCAGAACGTTGAAGTCCTCGCCGATGGCGGTAGCGGCAAGATTCGAGCGACCCGCCAGATCGCTTACGTGCTTGTGGACGGGGCGGGCAAGGCCCGAGTTACTGGCCAGGTCATTGAGGTACTGGTCAACGAGCCCACAGGAAGTGAAGTCAACGAGAACGTCTCGCAGAGTGTCACGTTCAGCCAGACGGCAACGCAGACGAGGGCCCGCGCGGGCGTAGCGTCAAACACCCTGGCCTTCACCGACCTGGCAAATGCCCAGGCGACCAACGGCGTCGAGCAGACGATCTCCTTCTCCGATGCAGCGACCGCCCTCGTTGACAAGCATCGAACCGCCACCCACGAACTCGGTCTTACCCAATCGGTTGAGATTCGCGGGCCGGTCTACGTGCAGGTTCACCACGTCCTTGACTTGCAACAGTCTGACGAGGGCCACGCCGGCGTCCTCAATCTTGGCATCGACGAGACCTTGGCCCTGGAGGACAAGGCCAGCCTCGTGATCCCGGTGTCCGTCAACCAGACGCTATCTCTCACCCAGAGCGGCGTCAGGAAGTTCACGGGAATCGCCTCCCAGACGCTTTCCTTCACCCAGACGGTGCACGCCGGCAAGTCGAAGGCCATCCACGACGTGCTGGGACTGTCGCAGATCGTCCATGCCGGCGGAACGTTCAACAGGCCAGTGACTCAGGACCTTGGGCTGGAGCAGGCTTGCACCTATTGGGTTGAAGGTGCCGGTAGGCTCGACCGTCGTTACCACCCGCTTGTCGGCGATGGGCCAAGCTCCCCAGCGCCACCGCCGACTTCGCTCGATCCTCCGTTGGAAGGCGTCACCGACCCGTTCAAGCTGGTCTACCCGTCTAGGGGAGCCGTGACCGATTCCTGTGTCCTGAGAGCGCCAAACCTCGGCAACCGCGATCGGCTCAGTTTCAACCGGATCAACCGGGAGACGCGGGGCGGAACGCTCGTGGTGTTTGCCGATCCGCACTGGCCGAAGACGCAAACCCTTGTTCTCAGCTTCTCAGCCCTCACGAAGGCCGAAAGCCAGGACCTCCTGCAATTCCTGACCGACCATCTCGGTCAAGAGATCGGGATCATCGACTGGGAGAAGAGGTACTGGCGCGGCATCGTGACTACCACGACTGATCCGGTAGTTGAGGACTCGCGGGGCAGCTTCTCGGCTCAACTGGAGTTCGAGGGCGAGCTTGATCCGACCTGGACCGCATAGGAGCGACCCATGTTCCACCTGCAAGCTCCCTACCCGCTCCTCCAGACCACCACCGTGCTGCCTGATCCCCAATTCAGCGATCAGGAGTCGATCGCGGACACTATCGTTCAGAAGCGTGCCATGGACGGCACGCGGTATGTCTACGTCAAGCGACGAGCCAATCGCCGGAAGCTCCGTTGGACTTTCAATCTGACGAGGAACAAGGCCCTGGAGCTACGGGCCTTCATCCAGGCGTACTTTGCCTCACGGGTCCGGGCCATCGACCACAACGGCCAGATCTGGATTGGAAACTTCACCAATGACCCGTTCGAGTACGACACCCCCGAGCGGGCCGCCCCGGCGATCTCGCCGATGCCCCGCGGCGAGATGCAGACCGTGGACATCGAGTTGGAAGGAGTGAAGCTCTAATGGTCCGCGCCATCTCACCCGCCGTTGCCGCCAAGTTTGCCCAGAACTGCGGCACCGAGCCGATCGTCATTGTGGAGATTCAGTGGGTCCCGGGCGGGGGTGTCTGCGCCTACGCGGATCGCAAGATCGCCGATTCGGTCCTCGGCCAGATCGTGGAAATAAGCAGCATCGACTCGGCGTTCACGGCCAATGGCAGCACGGACTCCAGTCAGGTCCGGCTGGTCTTGGAGGACACGGACGAAGCGATCAAGGCGATCTGCGCCAGCCACGACCTGGTGAAGCGGCCGGTCTGGGTCTACCAGTGGTTCGATGGGCTCGACCTCGCCGACAAGTCCCTCCTGTTCAAGGGCGAGATCAACAGTCCGTTTGCCTGGGATGAAGGGGCCCGCACGGTCAGCTTCGACGTGACGACGCGGATCGAGGATGTGGAGGTCGGCTTTTCCATGGAAGAGGGCGAGTTCCCAATCATCCCGCCGGACGCCCTTGGGAAAGTCTGGCCGCTTGCGTTCGGCTCGGTCTGTGACGTGAAGGCCGTTCAGGTCCGTTCGCCGCGCTACGGTATCCTCCAATCAGGCGAGGGCATCCACGACTACACCTTGGAGTCGAGGATTTGCCAGGCCCGCTACATCCAGTGCCCCAACGTGCCGCTCGGCCAGACGACCACGGTCACGCCGACGACGCCCATCGAGCCGACGACGGACGAAGACGGGACCACCACCTACGACTTCAAGACGACCACGACGCAGAACTACGGTCCCGATCCGGCGTGTGTTGAGGACCGCTGGTACACAATCTGTAGCCTGATCTACCAGCTTGAGCAGCAGTTGGCCTACGAGCACAAGACGATGACCGTCCGCGGGGCCACGACGATCTTCCCGCAGGGCGAGACGATCACGCTCGATATCGAGGGTGGCAAGTTCACCGGCAGCTTCAGCGGTGACGTGTTCACGATTACCGCGCGGGAGCACCCCGACCACGCGATCAATCCGCCGTCGCAGTGCCGGCCAATCGCCGACCGCAGCTTCCAGGACACCGATGTCTTGGGGAGTTGCCCGTGGGTGGCCACGGCGGCTGGGACGGCGTGGTACGACGCCAGCGTTGTCAAAGGCTCTTCAGGCGGCACCGACGCGATGCCCCAAGACGTAAAGGGCTATTGCGACGAGGTACTGCAAAAGTGCAAGGGCACGAAGTCGGTGGGCGGGCCGGTCGATTCCCAGAAGGCCTTCGACGATATGGCGACTGACTCGTTCTTCTGGGCGCGGGCCGGGAGCAAGGTCTTCTTGGAGGCTGAGGCCGAAGTGCTCTACATCGTCAACCTGCTACCCTGCACGATCACCCGCGTGGCCGCGATGAAGAACACGAACTTCGGCCCCAAGCTGATGACCGTCCCGGCGGATTGGTACACGATCTACGAGACGGATTACGACGGCTACACGGTCACCGAGATCGGTATGACCAAGCCCTTGAGCCAGCGCACGGAGATCGTCACCAATCCGGACGGCACGAAGCGGCGGCTTGACTCGAAGTGGTCGGACGACCTCTACGTGACACTCACTTCCTCGGTCGGTCCCAACCCTGTGGACATTATCCAGTGGCTCATCGAAAAGTACACGGGGCTCACCGTCGATAGCACGTCGTTCGCCCACGTGAAGAGCCGGCTGACGAACTACCCGGCGGCATTTGCCCTCCTGGAGCGGAAGAACGTCATGGAGTTGGTGGCCGACATCGCCACCCAGAGCCGTTGCATCGTCTACGTCCGCAACGACGTGGTGTTCCTGAAATACGCCTCCGAGGAGCCGACTTCGGCCGCCACGATCACGGCGAGCGACGTTTTGGCCAACAGCCTCAAGGTGACCCTTTCATCCAACGAGGAGGTCGCCACTAAGCACACGATCACCTGGTCGCGGGGCCAGTCCGAAGGCGAACTCAAGGTGATCCTCAAGCACAACGTCGCCAAGTACGGCACCCGCGCGAAGAACCACGACTATTATACCTTGAACATCTACGACAACATCCTGAAGAGCGCGACCTTCTGGGCAATCCGGGACGCGAACATCTGGAAGCTCGTGGAGTTCACCACGCCGCTCAAGCATCTCGCCTTAGAGGTCTTCGACTGCGTGATCCTGGATTTGCCGGACGCGGCGTCGGCCCCGGTCAAGGCAGTAATTACCGCGGTCAAGTACGACGTGGCCAACGAGCAGATCACCTTCACGTGCTGGACGCCGCTCAAGGCTGGCCAGACACAGCCCTACATCCATGCCTGGCCGGCGGATATCCCCGCGGGGACGATCTTTCCTACGGCCGAAGAGCGCGATGAAGGACTAGGTTACGACTTCACCGTGGCCCCGCCGGAAGGCCACCTTCTCTACACTGTCCCGGCAGAGGATGGACAGCCAAAACTCCTCTTGACGTCGGGCGACCCCCACCCTTCGGACCTGGACGACGTGCTGGAAAGCTGCTTCTGCCCAGCGACCGACGACGCGATCGTGGATGAACAGGACCCGGTATTCGATGCCCTCAAGAAGGCCCAGAACGCGAATCGTGACGCCGCCCAATCGAAGATGGATGCAGGGGCCGGCGGGATCAACGATCAGAACAAGAAACCGAAGAAGGTCTGCGGCTCCCCGCAGGTCGGTGCGGGTTGCCTCTATGAGGTGCGGGTCACCTACTGCACGCCGACCCAGATTCACTGCAAGGACTGCAACTGCGGCAACTGCGACACGACGCACACCTGCTTCTGCGGCCCTTATACGGGCATCAAAGGCGACCTGTGCTTCGGCATGTTCTATACGATGTGCCACACCTTCGGGGCAATGTTCAGTGCCTCGCTGTTTGCCGGCCGGTTGCGGGCCCAGGCGGCGTCCTGCCACTGGCAGGTCGGGAAGACCGATGTCTACAGCGTCGAGGTCAACACGATCCCGGACCCGAACGGCTTGGAAGAGTGCGAGAAGATGCCGGGCGACCAGACCAAGCCGCGCCAGGGCCAGACCTACAAACCCAGTCTTGCATAGGTGAAACCGTGCTTTGCGATGGCTCAAACGTGATTCAGGTTCGCAAGAAGGACGGCACGCGGTCCACGATTCATCGCTGTGCCGATCCCCAATCGCCCTTCTTCACGCAGAACGTGGAGGAGGACGCTTGCCGCCAGTGTCCGCGCTATCTGACGGCGGAGGCCGTCCGGGCGGCCCAGGCGGAGGCACAGGACACCGGCGAGGTTCCCCAGGTCCCCAGCCTGCCACGGCGGGCCTATGCGTGGGCCAAGGCGGTGGCGGATTGGAAGTTCCAAGGGAGCCCCGAACGGTCGGACGAAGAGGTCCAGCGCATCTTCCATACGTTCTGCGCGGCCACGCCGCCGTGCAGTTGGTACGATCCGGCCCGGCGACTTTGTCGCGGCTGTGGTTGTGGGGTCACCGAGGACGGCCTGGCCGTCTTCAACAAGATCAAGATGGCGACCCAGCGTTGTCCCCGAAACCTGTGGTAGGAAGGAGCATCTTCGTGGCACGTGGTATTCCTGTCGATGGCCCGATGGGGGCCGAGGAGCGATTCGGCGAGTTGTTCTGGCGTTACTTCAATGTCCCCAGCGGCTGTCTCTTAAACCAGGAGAAGGTGGCGGACACCGGCCAGCTTCTTCTCAGTCGCCTCGATGTTACGCAGATCAACCCGGTCGCCACTGAATTGCTGGGTGGGAAGACGGTTTACGGGGACGCGATCCTGTTTCGGGACGAGGAGCGTTTCGGCTTGGGATAGCCGACCTGATTCTTCGGCATGGAGCCATCTGCAACTTTCACCTTAGTTCTGGAGAAAACGATCATGGCAAAGAAGTGGATTCAGAATGCGATCAAGCACCCCGGTGCTCTGACGGCAAAGGCGAAGGCGGCCGGGATGTCCGTCTCGGCCTACATGGCGCATCCGCCGAAGAGCATTTCGGCGACAACTCGGCGGCAGATCAATTTGGCGAAGACTCTGGCCACGCTGCGCCGGCGCGGCCGCAGTGAGTAGGAGGCGTCATCATGGCAAAGCGGAGAGATGGACCGGCAACCCGGCGGTTGAGCGGGCGGACCTGATGCGCAAAGCGAAAGCCGCCGGCATGACGATCCAGCGATTCATGGCGACCCCCACGCGGGACCCCGAGATCAAACGCGAGATCGCCCTGATGTCGCGGATGATGAAGAATCATCGGCAGGGGCGGAGCAAGTAATGGCAGGTACGGCAAGTGCGGTTGTACAGAGTGCCCAGGTGGCGTGCCATCTGGGCACTTGTCTTTGTTGACGGAGGTGCCTCATGGAAAGCGCGTTTTCTTGGCTTGGAAAACTCATGGAAACTCTCCATAAACTCATCCCGCACATTCTCATCATCCCGTCCACCCATTCTGGCGTGAAATGGGTGAGAGGTGGCAACATCCGCCTGCTCGCCCCTGGCCTACATTTCTACTGGCCGTTGACAATCGCGGTGGAAGTAATAGTGACCGCCCGGCAGACGCTCGCCATCCCGGATCAAGTGATGGCGACAAATGACGGCAAGAAGCTGGTCGTGAAGACGTTGGTGGTGTACCGGATTCCCGATCCCGTGCGGGCCATCGGCAAGCTGAACTGGGACGTGGACACCACAATCCACGACGCAATCGGCCGTGGTTCGCGTGATTGCCACGCACAGCTACGACGAGATCATGGCAGGGATCAGGGACGAATCGCTCACGAAGACCCTGACCAAGGAGACCCGCCGCGAGTTGCGGCAGTTCGGCGTCCATGTCACCCGCTGCAAGCTGGTTGACTTCGCCGACTGCAAAGTCTTCAAGCTGCTCACCTCCCAGGCAGATCGCCAGGGAATGGCAACGCACCAGTTCTATCAGTAGGCCGAAACCCGTGGGGGCTCACCGATGTCGGTCACGATTCCGGTTGTCGCTGGGCTTCGCACTCCCCATCAAAGTGCTCCTTGATTACTTTCAGCCAATCAATGACTTCAAGACGACGCCGATGGCTCGATCTCGCCTCGATATTTCCAGTCGGTCGTGCGGTCCCGGAGGAGGGGGTACATTTGCTCCCAATCCTCCAGCACGCTGAACTGGCCGGACGTTTTTCGGCTGCGCTCAACGTAGCCCATGTCGAGGGGCACGCCAAAGTATTCCAGGCCGTCGTTCCAAGTGCTGTCAACAACCAGGCCATCGGGCGTTGAGCACCAGGCGTGGAGAACCGGCAAAGATCGCCAATCGTCCCACCCTCGAATCGCATACCCTTCGATATAGACCAGTTTCCTGCGCCGTGCCAAGCGGAAAGCGTTGTCGAAGCACTGTCTGAAGCCGCCTGTTCTGATCCCCTTGGGTCTCGGCTGGGGAGTAAATGGACGCCCGTTCTCCAGAACGAAATGTTCGGGATTGTGATACAGCCAGTCGCTTCGGACATCGCTCATCGCCGCGTTCTCTCCAGCACGGGCAGGCCGCTTCTGATTCACTATTATACCTTGCTCGAATCAGAACGCGGCACAATGCCGTACCCCAGGAGTGGCCGTAGGCATCAGGGATGGCAACTGCGACAGATACAACAGTCATCCGGCTTGATTTCCAGGCCGAATTGCTTGGCCGTTGGGCTGCCGCAGAGGCCGGCAACGCTCAACACCCGGTCGATGACTTGGATCTTCAGCATCCGCAAGGCACATGGCGGCCAGGCGGGAACCAGGCGCTGACCTTCTTGCCGATACCCGGCAAGCGCCGGCGGTGGCCCGCTGAATTCCAGCGTGCCGTCCGGGTGGATGGTGGGACGCCCGTGAACGAGTTCCACGTCAGGGATTGCCTGCTCGACGAGGCGGTAGAAGTTCGCCAGTGGACCGCCCGAGTAGACAAGATAGTTACAGCCGCCGGTCGGCGCAGGGTGGGGCTGCTCTTCGGGGCAGTTGCAGGGCATCGGAGTCACCAGAGGTTCCGAGGGCAGTTCTCAGTGGCCATCTTGATCTTGTTGAGCACTGCATAGCCGTTCTCGGCGACTCGGCGGCCGCAGCCGCGGCAGATTTGCCGCTCGGGATCGTACCACTTGCACGGCTTGCATTGCTGGTGGAATATCCGCTCGACTTCCTTGTCGGAGCGCTCCGGCCGACCGGCGGCCGTCCAGCGGGCAAGGGCCTCGGTGTAGGAGATCGCCCGGCGCACTAACCCAGGCGGCTCGGGAGGTTCGGGCGCTTTGACTGGCGGCTCGACCGCTGCTGCCGCCTCAAGCCCCAGGCAGCGGCGGCAGTCAACAGGCCGGACGAGGGCCAGGTAACGGTCGCTCGCCGGGTTGGCACATTTGGCGTGTGTGATGACGCCCTTGACCCTGCCCTCGAAGCGCGTTTCGCAGAGCGGATGTTCTTCTGCCGCCATTGTCATCCTCTCAGAACATCCGCAGCATGGCGTGGTAGACCTCTGCCTCGGCGATGCAGTCGGCCAAGGCGTCGTGCGGGTTGGTGTTCGTGACGCCCAGCTTCTTGCACATGGCCCCGAGGCCGACGAAGGGGAACGGCACCGGCTCGCCCGCGAAGGCGGCCTTGTCGTTCAATGAAACAGCGTAGAGCATCCCATCGCGCGCATGACTGTGGAAGATTGCGTCAACCTCTGCCACGCCCAGCCACGCCTTGAGAAAACTCGACTCGAAGGCCCAGTTATGGGCCAGCGGCACGAGGCATTTCTTGAACGGCAGCTTCAATGCCGCCACCCAATCGTGGAGCCAGTCGGCTACCTGCTCGGCCTCAGGGGCGTGGAGCAGGAGTTCCGTCATGGGAATCTTGTGCTTGTGCTTCGCGCCGGCCGACTCGCGCTCAGGATGCTTCGGCTTGACGAATGTGTAGAACGGCCTCACGCTGGCAAGCGGCTTGAAGTCCGAGTCCAAGGGCACGACGGCAATCTGGATGATCTCGTGGTGGCCCGGTTGCGTACCGGTGGTCTCCAGGTCCACGGCCGCCATGAGGCAGCCGTTCAAGTGGACCAAACCAGGATAGACGATCGAATCAGCCACGGCGGTTGCTCCTCCCTGACTTGCGGTCTTTCCTGCGGTAGGGACTCCTGATTTCGCGCGCACCTTCGCGCGTCCTGCGGATCGTCACTTTGGTGAGGACCGGCCCGTAGTTCGGCATGTCGTTCAACTCGGCCGGGAGCAGTCCACGCTCGATCATCTCTTCATAATGGATCAGGGCCATCGCGTTGAACATGATCGCAGCCAGGTGGTCTTCGTCCCGCTTGCCCTGCTGGTACTTCATCAGGTGCCGCTTGAGCGAGGCGACGCACCGCGAGAACGGCATCCCATTCTCCCAGTTCCGCTCAGCGTACTTGGCCGCTCCCAGTCGCAGCCAGTGGCCTTGCCGCTCCTCGGCGAAGGGCGAGATCAGGTCGGGCCGGGGCTTGTCGTCCGCCGTATCGCGGATCGCCATGCCCTTGCCGAACGATTGCCTCTTGCCGCTGTCCGTCATGCCGTACTTACTCATAGTCTTCTCCGGGGTTCATGGGTGACTGTTCGATGATGTCGCCGCCGTGCTCGTCCGCGAAGGCCGCCTCGTCCTCGGGCAATTGGTCGGTTTCCACTTCGGCGACCAGCATGGCCCGCACTACGGAGCGCGAAAGAAAATCGGTGGAACGGTAGATGCGAAGCGTCACGGCTTCTCCTTTTCCGCCGGCTTGAGGGTCAGGTTGGAAAGGTAGAGTTTGTTTCCGTTGCCGTTGAAGCGCTGATGGCTGATGGGAAGCTCGCCGCAGACACGCTTCTTGGACCAGAGGTGCTTTTCATTGGTTGGAAGCCATTGCTGGAAGCGGTCGTAGAACTCGGCAAACAGGGTATGCTTATCTGGGGTGTGCTCGCAGCCCTCGGCGAAGAACCGTTCCAGGTCGGTCTGGTTGTCTTCCTGGGCCGACAGTTTGCTGGCGGTTGTTACGACTGGCAGCCGGAGCCGGTCGATGACAGGCGGCAATTCCAGGTGCATCAGCGAGTAGAGAAAATGCGCGGCCTCTTGGTCCAGGAACGCCTCCATTTTCAGCTTGGCGATCTTCTGCTCCTCCAAGAGGTCATTGACCCTCACCATGGTGATGCGCGTGTCACCCGGGAACACGGGACAATTCTTTGAGCTGTTGGCCGTCTGGACCCAATGGGTCGCATTGGGCTGCGCGAAGCAATCGTGCCGCATCTTACGGATCAAGATGGTCCGTGCGGTGACGTACTCTTTGATCTTTGCGTGGGCACCTGGGGCCTTGGAAATGTCTGTTTCTTCCACCGCGCAAATGATCGCCCCGGAGAGTTCGCCGTTGAATTCGCTGGTCAACGACCTTTCGGCCTTGACCACACCTTTCGTCACCAGCCGCTGCAACGATTCGTAGAAGATGCTCTTGCCGCTACCCTCCTGGCCGAAGAAGAAGAGATAGGGAAGCGGCTGAAAAGGATCACGGAAGGCACAGGCCACCCAGGCGCGGAGATAGTCGGCCCCGGTCCTGATCTTCGCGTCAACGGCCCAGGGTAACTCTCGCAGCACGGGCGTTAGCTCGTGGCCGATGTGTGCGAAGATCATGTCCCAGTGCGGATGGCATGGAACTTCGTCGTCGGCCAACTCGGCAGGCTTGTACTTGAATTGGGCGGCATCGAGATTCCATTGCCGGCCGCCGGGGTATTCTTCGCGGAAAGGAAGATTGACGAGCTTCCAGCTACGCCCCACGGCCCCGCCCATGATGGCTTCGGCTTCGTTCTTGGGCTGGTCGAGGCTTTGCAGGAACATCTTGACGTTGGTGGCGGGATGCCGTGTCCACTCTTTTCCTTCCTCTTTTATCATCCAGCCGGAGTGCTCAGCGGCGGTCGTCTTGACGGCGCGGATGATATTGTCGAACTCGTTGAAGTCGAATCCCTCGTCCTCCGTCGGGTCAGCCTTGACCTTGAAAATCTTGACGTACTTTCCATTCTTGTCGTCCCACCCTTCCTTTGGTCCCTCGTTCTTCTTTCGTTCGACTTCCACTACCAGCCGGCCGTCCTTGTGGGCTTTGAGCGTCACCTTGCGGTCGCTTGGCATATCCTTCAGCGCAAGGTCTTCGCCCAGGCTTTTCGCAGCTTTGATTGCCGCCTCGGGCGAGGAGAAGACATAGCCGCCTTGCTCACGCTCGACGCCGCCGAGCAGCGTGCAGGCGGTCGCCAGGTCCGGGTAGCGGTTGAAGTAGCAAGTGGTCCAGCCTTGGCCGTCTTGGGTCCACGTGTCGGCCTCGTTGATGCCGGGAGAGAAGCGGTAGACCCGCCAAGCGCCGTTCGGCAATGGGAACAGGAAACAGTTTGGCGTGCCAGGATCGCGGCCTTCGGAGATGGTCTTGAAAATGCCGACCAGCTTCAGCTCTCTGTCCTTCATCAACTCTTGCAGCGCCGCAGTGTGGGTTTGGAGCAGATGGTGGTCGGCGACCCAGAGGGTGGTGTAACCCGATCGCATCAGCGCTTCGATCTGGGCCTTGTGCGAATCGTCCAGAGGGATGATCTTCCGGCTCGATGCCAGGGCCTCGAACGGGTCTTGATCGTCTTCGGCGATCTCGTTGACCCGAATCTTGGACCGCCGGCCTCTGACAACTTCGATATGGTCGCGCCAATTCTTCGGCAGATCGGCCTCACCTAGGCGCTTCGTGGCCGGCTTGATAATCTCCAGGCCGCGGTTCTCGGCCGACATCTTGCGATGCCAAATCCACATGACGTGGCCGCAGGCGTCGATGGCGCTGGCGAAATCGAAGCCGCACTCAGCCGACATCATGCCCAGGATGCAGCGGGCCAGGGCGGCGTGCTCGGTGTGATTGGCAGTACGTACACCCGCCTCGTCGAGATAGACGTAGAGGTGGATGCCACCGCCGCCCGTGCTGTGGCGGACTTCGACGTAGGGCAGGGCGCAAGCCGCCTGCTTGACCCTTTCCAATTGTTCGTCATCAACGCCGATCCCTTGGGCGTGACCCGTGAGGGCGTCGAAGTCATACCCGAAGTGCCGCGAACACCGGGCCTTCCAGTCCCAGCCCGTCATGCCGATGCCCTCGGCGTAGAGGTCGAAGGGGTAGCCGATCTTGTAGTCTTCCCACGTCGGCTCCGTGGCGGCGTTCTTCGGGATGCGGATGGAGTGCCAGGTATCGCTGCCGTTGGTCCAGGTGGACTTCTTGCCGGCCACCGGCTCGCCATCGGCAGCCATCACGTTCACCTGCACTTCCATATTGATGGAGCATCGATCCACCAGATCGGCGTTGGCCGGTGTCTTACGGGCATGGAGGAAGGCGTAGAGGGCTTCGCTGACTAATGGCATTGGTGTCTCGCTAAAGCCGCGTCGATTGATCTTCGGACAGCGTATAAACGCGCTCGGCGCGGACGCTCGAAACCGATCCGCGTGGACACTTACACATAACCCCCAAATCCTTGCGATTTTCAGGAATTGTCTGAAAAAACGAGCATTTTGGGGGTTATGTGTAGGTGTCCAGTTTCAACGCGGAAGCACCGATGTCCGATCAGCCCGACGAGTTCCGCGAGATTCCCTTGGACCAGATTGTCGAGCCGTGGGTCGTCCTGCGGATCGTCAACCGGGAATCCGTCGAGTACCTGGAACTGCGTGATTCCATCGCGCACCAGGGCCTCCTGAATTCCATCTGCGTGCGCCCGTCGCTACGAAGGCCGGATTGCTACGACGTAGTAGATGGGATGTATCGACGGGCGGCGTGCTGCGAGTTGCGGCGGCCGACGATGCCGTGCATCGTCAAGCACAATCTCACGGACGAAGATGTGTTGGCCCTCCAAATTCAAGCCAATGCGCTTCGGCCGGAGACGACCGCAGTCGAGTATGCCCGCCAAATCAGGCGTATCATGGCGGCCATTGCGGCGCGGGACGGAAGGGACGCCACGCTGGGTGACGTGAGCAAGTTGATCCACAAGCCTTCGGACTGGATTCGCCGGCAACTTGACCTATTGAGTCTGCGGGCCGACATCCAGAAAGCTGTGGAGCGCGGCGAGATACCGCTTGGCTCGGCATACGTGCTCGCCAAGTTGCCAATGGTTCAGCAGGCCGAGCTTGTCGCCTTGGCGAAGACCGTCCCCGCACGGGAGTTCGCGCCTGTGGCGGCTCGGCTGGTCAAGAAGATCCAAGAGGCAGCCAGGCAGGGGAAGCTGCACGATTTCTGCAAAGATTTCGAGCCGGTGCCGCATCTGCGGCCTTTGAAAGAAGTACTTGCTGAATACCGCGAGCATTGCCTGGGCGGCCTGGCCGCCGTGAAGGCAGACTGCAAGACGCCGGTGGATGGCTGGTACTTGGCGCTGGAGTGGGCCTTGAATCTGGACGACGAGAGCGTCCGCGAGCAACGAGATAGATTCTCGGCACGAGCCTGTGCGGCCTTGGAACGGAGGATAGAGCCATGTGATGAAACAGAAACGACCGACCCGAGCGACAACCGCGAGCAACCCACCTTCTCGACGCCTGAAACCTGAACCCTGAATTCCAACAACGAGGAAAACAATGTCCGACACCACTGCAATGGTCCCCATCAATCTCGACCAGCTTCCTTCCACCCAAATCGGCACCGACGACCAGTTCGCCGAACTGGCCAAGGGTGGCGACTATATCGGCCGGATGCAGTTGTACACCAAGAGCAAGGCCAACCTGAAGGGCCTCATTCCGCAAGGCCACTACGGCATTCCCGAGAGCGACGACGAAATCATCGACCTGGGCGAGTCCGTGGACCTGCTGCCGCTGGCCCGCCGGCCCAAGGCCATCGACATGACCGACATGGAAGCGCTCGTGATTTCCTACGACATGGAGTCGGAGGAGTTCAAGCGGATCGCCGCGAAGTCCGTCGAAGCCGATTCCCACTGCCAGTACGGCCCCAGCTTCCTGGTGTACGAGCGGAGCGCAGGCCGGTTCCTGGAGTTCTTCTGCGGCAACAAGTCGAGCCGCATCGAGGCCAAGAAGGTCTTTCCGTTCCTCCCGCTCACCCAGGCCGACATCGACGCCAAGGCGGCGGCCGGCAACAACGTCGGCGATCTGAAGCCCCACGGCCCGATCCCCGTCACCTTGAAGGTCAAGGTGGCCGAGAACCGTAAAGGGACCTGGCATGTCCCCGTCGTGGTAATGTGCTCTTCGCCGTTCACTCGGCTGCCTTCGCAGGACGTGATCGCACGGGAAATCCAGAAGTTCCTGACGGTCAAGAACAACGGCGTCGAGAAAGTGGACAACAAGCCGGCCCGCGCCCGTTAGCCCATCTGCTCCCCGCCGGACTCGCCGCAAGGCCCCGGCGGGGTTCTCGGACACCGTGGTGTAAGCAGCACACCAGCCGCAGCCGGCTCGGTGGTCCGGGTTCAAGTCCCGGCGGCGTCTTTTCTCTGGTTGGTCTCAGCCATGAATCCAGATTGCGTCTTGATCCAGACCCCATCCATCGACTTCCGCACTTTCATTGGCCTCAGCCATAAGGTGCTCGGCCGCTCGCCCGCTGCGTCGTCAGATGCCTGCCGGCGAGAACTGTCGGACGCCGAGCGGTTCCTAAGTTGTCTTGCGGCAATGCGGGACGAGCGGGCGCCCGTAGGGCTGTCGCCCCATCTCCTGAAGCACGTCTCGTTCAGTGCCTTCGTCGGGGCAGACGAGCGGGACATGCTGGAAATCCTCCAGCTTTGCGCGGCTATGCCGTTTGTAGTGGTGGAGACGATTGTGCGGGGGGTGCAGGCCGCTGTCGTCACGGGCAGCCTCTCCCAATGGCGGGATGCCGTTGTCTCTGGATGCGGCAGAGGCGTCCCCACCCCTGTGCGGCATTGCTTCAACAAGTTGCACGGCCTGTTTGTCGCTGCCGGCCTGAATGTCTGGGGCGACTACACGCCGCGCGGCGCTTCAGACCAGACGTTCTTGCTTCTTGAGGATAAACGTCCTCGTTGACTGGCCGATTTCTGCGCATTTCCTGATTTACTAGGTGGAAAACTCACGCATCTTCTGGCCGGTTCTAACTGATGCAGTCCTACTTCGAGCAAGACAACCTGACTCTGTACTGCGGCGACCTCCGTGAAGTGCTGCCGACATTGTCCGAGGCAGCCGTGGACTTCGTGGTGACGGACCCGCCCTATGGCCTCAGCTTCATGGAGAAGGATTGGGACCACGAGGTTCCGGGGCCGGAGTATTGGCGGGCCATTGCTCGCATCTGCAAGCCCGGCGCACTGATGCTGGCCTTCGGCGGTACGCGGACCTACCACCGTCTGATCTGCGCAATCGAGGACGCCGGTTGGGAGATTCGGGACTGCCTGATGTGGCTCTATGGGCAGGGTTTTCCCAAGGCGGCCGACGTAGGCAAGATGATCGACAAAGCGAAGGGGGCTGTGCGCAAGGTCGTCGGCACGAAGCTCGGGCAGCGTGGATACTCGCTGGCGGACAACGGCCGCACGAACGAGGTCTACGGCGATCTGCACAACCCGGAGGCGGAGTGCGCGATCACGGCCCCGGCGACCCCCGAGGCCGCCAAGTGGACGGGCTGGGCCAATGCTTTGAAGCCGGCTTGGGAGCCAATCGTCTTGGCGATGAAGACCCTTGACGGGACGCTGGCCCACAATGCCGAGAAGTGGGGCGTGGCCGGCATGAACGTCGATGCCGCCCGCATCGGTGAGAATCCCGGCTACAGGTACAACGCCGACCATAACGGAACTACTTTTCACGGTAAACAGGGCGAACGAATCAAGCGTTCGGCGGAGAAGAATGGCGGCCAATTCATCGAATCGACCAAAGGCCGCTGGCCGGCAAACGTGCTGCTCGACGAACGTGCGGCGGCAATGCTCGATGGGCAGACCGGCACTTTGAACGTCAACGGCAAGCGACCAGAACGCAGCCGCAATGCAACCGTTGCGGGGACGGACTGGGCAACGACGAACCACGAGAGCCAATCGCACCCCGGCGATTCGGGCGGGGCCAGCCGGTTCTTCTACTGCGGCAAGGCAACCAAGGAGGAACGCGGGCCGGGCAACGATCATCCCACGGTCAAGCCGGTGAAATTGATGGAGTACCTCCTGACGCTGCTCTCCACCCCGGACGGCGGCGTGGTCCTTGATCCCTTCGCCGGCAGCGGCACTACGCTTCTGGCCGCCCAGCGGCTCGGCCGCCGTTGCATCGGCGTCGAGTTGACCGAACACAACTGCGAGATCGCACGAGGGAGATTGAATGCCGGTTGAAGCAGTCAAGGTCGAAGCTACCACGTCCAGCGGTACGCGAATCCGTGTGCCGGTGCTGCTGGAAAGGAAAGATGGCCGCATCTACTTCTGGGACGGCAAGGTGGGCACGAAGACCCGCTACGGCCTTTCGTCGGAGGTCAAGGCCATGCGTGGTTCCCATTTCCACGGCTACGACGACGAGGGCCAATATGCCAAGAAGATGGTTTGGTCGGTGGACGACTGCCATCGCAATCGCTTCCAGATCGGCTATCTCTGCGGCGAAGACGTTTACGCCTGGTTCGACCGCCCGTTGGTTCGTCACGAGTACCGGCTCCTGACGCGCGGCGGCATCCCTCAGACCTTCATGCCGCACCAGGCGGACATGGCGGACGCCGGCCTGACCTACCACTACCAGATATTCGGGGCCGAAATGGGCACCGGCAAGACCCTGGCCGCCCAGATGGTGATTGAAGCGTCGGGCGTCGATCTGGTGTGGTGGGCAGGCCCGAAAACCAGCATCCCGAACATCAAACGCGAGTTCAAGCTGTGGGGCTTCCCCTTCGACCGCATCCAAGTCGAGTTCTTCACCTACGAGGGTTTGGTTCACGTGATGGACGAGTGGGACGGCTCGCAGCGCTTGCCCCGGTTCTTCGTGGCGGATGAATCGAGCCGGTGCAAGAACGATACGTCGCAGCGCTCGAAAGCCTGCCAGAAGCTCGCGGACTTGATTCGTGAGAAACACGGCTTTGACGGCTACGTGATTGAAATGTCCGGCACGCCGTCGCCGAAGACGCCATGCGATTGGTGGAGTCAGTGTGAGATCGCCTGGCCAGGCTTCCTGAAGGAAGGCAGCCGCCGTGCGTTGGAAGAACGGCTGGCCTTCATGGCGGAGCAGGAGTTTGACGCCGGCAAATTCAAGAAGCGGATCGGCTGGAAGGACGACGAGCGGAAGTGCGCCAAGTGCGGCGACACCTTTGAGGAAGGGCCGCACGAGTTGGACGGCGTCATCGACCCGGAGAGCTATCACCCCTTCGAGGCCAGCAAGAACGAGGTCTCCTACCTCTATGAACGGCTCAAAGGACTCGTCGTTGTCAAGCATAAGAAGGACTGCCTGCAACTGCCCGAGAAGCGCTACCGCAAGATCGTCTGCAAACCGACTGCCAGCGTCCTGCGCGTAGCCGAGGCCGTCGCTGGTGCGGCACCCAATGCCGTCACCGCGATGACGTTGCTGCGGGAGTTGAGCGACGGCTTCCAGTACCGCGAACAGCAGGACGGCATGACGAAATGCACGCACTGCGCGGATGGCACGGTTGCCGAGTGGACGGACCCAGACGATCCCGAGGCCACCTACCAGGCCATCGACTTCCTGGCCCCGGACCTGAAGGCCCGGCTCGTCAAGCGGACGGTCCCGTGTCCGGCCTGCGGCGGCAAGCGGGAAGTGCCCAGGATGGTTCGCATCGCACGGGAAATTCCCTGTCCGAAGGATGCCGCGCTGAAGATGCTCTTGGATGAGAACGAGGAAGTCGGCCGGCTGGTGATTTTCGCCGGCTTCACCGGCTCCGTGGACCACATCGTGAGGCTGTGCCTCAAGCAGAAGTGGGATGTGGTGCGCTGCGATCAGGGCAACTTCCAGGTGTTCGCCGCCAAGAGCGACAGCCCGGACGGCGCGCTGGCAACGGAGGAGGAGCCGCTGGATTACTGGGCCAATTTAGCGGGGCATGGCAAAGTTGCCTTCGTGGCGAACCCGGAGTCGGGCGGCATGAGTCTGACGCTCGTGGAAGCCCGCATGGCGGTGTACTGGTCCAACAGTTGGAAGCCGGAGTACCGCGTGCAAAGCGAGGACCGCATCCACCGTAAGGGCATGGACGAGAACCTGGGATGCACCATCGTGGACCTGATTCATCTGCCTAGCGACAGCCGTGTATTGGACGTTATTCGCGCCAACCGGAAGCTGGAGCTAATGACGCTGGGTGAAGTCCTTGAGGGCGTCGATTGGAGGGATGCCGGCGAGGAGGGCGAAATGTTGGTGGAGGAGGCCGTTTCGTGAATTGATCTGGGTGACTGTTTTCCTAACCCCGTGGAGTTGCAACGATGAAGTACGTGTTGGTCCTGACTCTGATCGCTCTGGCCGTTACCCCGGCATTTGCCGGCGTGCCCGATGATTTGCAGCGTGTGAGCGTCACCATCAAGGCAGGCCGCGCCCAAGGCTCCGGCACCCTCGTGACACGGCAGGTGGGCGAGGATACCGTGACCTTCATCTGGACGGCGGCGCACGTCGTCGATGGCCTTCGCAGCACACGCACGGTAGTCACGTCCCAAGGCACGCCCCGGATTCTCGTCGAGTACAAGGACGCCGAGATCGTCCAGGAGCGACAGCAAGACGGCCGCCGGGTTGGTGAGGTCAAATACGATTGCAAGGTCGTCAAGGCCAGCGATGCCGACTACGGCGAAGACCTGGCGGTGCTGATGGTCCGCTGCAAGGGGGCCTATCCGCTTAACGTCTGCGCCAAGTTTCACAAAGACCCGAACTACATTCCGCCCATCGGCGTCGACCTGAGCCACTGCGGCAGCCTCTTGGGCCAGTTCGGGGCCAACAGCTATACCACTGGCGTGCTTTCCCAAGTGGGCCGCACGTTGCCGATGAAGGGTGCCAACGTCAAGGTCTTCGATCAGGTCACGACCGTCTCGTTCCCAGGCTCGTCCGGCGGCGGCATGTATCTCAAGGACAGTGGCCTGTACATCGGCATGTTGACGCAGGGCGTGATGCAGTTGCAGGGCTTCAACTTCATCGTGCCGGTGAGGCGCATCCACGCTTGGGCCAAGGCGTCACAAATCGAGTGGGCCATCGACCCCACCGTTCCCATGCCGAGCTTGAAGGAGATCGACGTGATCCCCGTGGAAGACGCCGGCCAATCGCCGGGTGGCTACCCGCAGCACAACCCGGCTGGCGCTCCCGACGAGCCGCCCGCCTTCAAGCCACCGTTCGACTTCAACAACGCCATCAACTGGGTTGAGCGACTGTTCAACCGCGCGGCGCGTCGGTCCTCCTGAGGCCGTCTCTGCCTCTGCCCTGATCCTGCCTCTTGTGACCGACAGCACTTGAGCCGGGTGGCGGTAGGGTAGCGCCACCCGGCCTCTCTAAACCATGAAACGGCGCGGGCGATACGGAGAGAGCATGCGATCACTGACCAAGAAGAAAGTCGAGAAGATCAAGCAGGCCATCGCCGATGGCGTGACGCAGCCGGACATCGCCCGGCGGTTCAACGTGAGCCGCAGTATCGTGTCCGACATCGCCACGGGGCGGGTCCACAAAGACGTGGCATGGCCGGGCGGCGAGCCGCCGGGGCCCAAACGGGCCGGCGGCCAGCACAAGAATCTCCCCGACTACGACCCGACTGATAAGCGCATCCTAGAATTGGAGGCCGAGATCGTCCACCTGACGGACGAGCGGAACCGCGAACGGCAGAAGGTCAAGGCCGGAGCAAAGATCGCCGGCCTGTTCAAGGCCGTCGTGGCGGAAATGGAACAGCGGGTCAAGCCGTTCGCCGCTCTTCCCTCCCAATTGGAATACCGGCGCAAAGCCCAGATCGTCGAGCATTGTGTCATGCACCTGTCCGACGGCCACCACGATCAGGTTGTGGTGCCCGATCAGGTCGGCGGTCTGGAAGACTACAATTTTCCGGTCTCGTGCTGCCGCGCCGAGCGGTACGTCAACACGGTCGTCGAGTGGACCAAGGATACCTTGGCCCCGAAGTTCTACTTCCCGGTGCTGTGGGTGCTGGCCTACGGCGACTTCACCAGCGGTGAAATTCACAGAGCGTGCGAGCGGTCGTACTACCGCAACCAATTCAAGAACTGCCTCGCCATCGGGCAGCTTCATGCCCTGATGTACCGCGACCTGGCGGCCCACTTCGAGGAGGTGAACGTCCTCTACCTGGCCGGCAACCACGGTCGGCGGACGCCGAAGAAGGACTACCTCGGAGCACACGACAACTGGGACTATCTCGTCGGCGAGGTGGCTCGGCTGCACTGCCGCGATCTGGGCAACGTCAACTTCACGATCCCCGATGCTTGGTGCGCCAACGTCAACATCAACGGCGTCGGGTTCAACGTAAGCCACGGCGACGACGTGCGCTCGAACCTGGGCATCCCGTGGTATGGCATGGTCCGCCGGCAAAAGGGGCTGATCGCCCTGGGTGCGGCGGCCGGTGCCCAGCGGTGCCGCTATTTCTGCGTCGGCCATCACCATGCCGCCAGCGTCCTATCGGACGTGGACGGCGAGCTACTGGTCAACGGCTCGTGGGTTGGCACCGACGCTTTCGCCTACAACTCGCTGTCTGGCTACCGGGAGCCAGCCCAATGGCTTCATGGGGTCAATCCGAAGCACGGCATCACCTGGCGCATGAACTGTAAGCTGCGTCACGAAAACGAGAAGCACGGTCCCAAGCGTTACCTGATTGACGGTGGCCGCGACGTGGGGCCACTCAAATCCTAACCGGAGAGAACCATGCCGATCCATCGCACAACGAAGAACGGCAAGCCGGCGTTGCAGTACGGCACCCACGGCGCCAAGTACACCTACACGGCCGGCAACAAGGCGAGCCGCGAGGCCGCCAATCGCAAGTGCGTCAAGCAGGCCCTTGCCATATAGCGACGGAGCGGCGTCCCGGCGGACCTGTGAAAGGAAAGTCCCGTGGCCAAGAGGAAGACGATGAGCAGACCGGCCCGAGTACCGATCGGGCCAGTCGCCCCGCCGCCGATCATCGGGCGGTTGCAGAACAGCGGCATGATGCGATTCGGGGAGGGAGGGGTGCCGCCCGCGGTCAACGTTGCGGCCAGGGCGCGGAAGCCCACGGATCGTAGGGCAGCATCGGCCCCGGTCCCCACCGCCGTGCCGACGAGGACCAGCGGGATGACGCGGATGGGGGACATGCTTTCGCAGTCTCCCGCCGACATTGCCGCCATGATGCAGCGACCGACCAGCCCGAAGACGGCCGGCAAGAAAGGCCGCCGTAAGTAGTGCGGGCGCGCCGAACGCGGAGGAGCGTCCGGCTGTGGTATCGCTACGCAGGAGAGGATCATGCGCGATTTGACGGGCTACAACTGGTACACGTTCATTCGCGCGATCGCGCATCAAGACCCGTGGAGCGAGAAGGTCGAGTTCCTGTTGGTGAAGCACGAGACGGGAAAGCCTCGGCTGGTGGCCAAGCCCCTGGAATTCGCGGAAGTGCCGGGGGGTGCTCCGTGCGATCCGACCTTCTCCCTCCAAGGGCAAGAGGCGCAGGAGCTAATGGACATGCTGTGGAATTGCGGGCTGCGGCCCACGCAGGGCAAGAGCAGCGCCGGACAACTGGACGCCGTGGAACGTCACCTGGCCGACATGCGGGCCATCGCCTTCAACAAGTTGGAGATCAAACCGTGAGCAAGCTGCTGAGCAAGTTGTGCTGGTGCTTTTGGCAACTCTTTCCTTGTACCTACCGAACCTTCTACGGCGACGAGTTCGGCCGCATCCATTTCGCCGTCTGGAAGATGTGGTTCGGTCGGTGCTATCGCATCAATGACGTGATCGTGGACACCTTCACCACGACCCTGGACGGCACCCTCCGTCTTCTGGACGCCTTGTGCGCCGCTAACCGGACCCCTGAACGCGCCGGCGAGCGCTGCCGCAAGTAAATCCCCTTTCCGACATGAGAGACGCCATGCCCGCTGATGATCTGCGCTACACAGAGTCGCCTGAGGACTGGGACGACGAGGACGAAGACTTCGACGACGCATGTGATCCGTACTTCGACGAGGCCGACGACTTCGACGATCAAGACCTGGCCGACGACTTCGATGATGAAGACGGCTGGGAGGACGAAGACGGGGACGAAGAGTAGTCGCGCCACCATGCGTGGCAACGTTCCCCTGGCCGTGGCTTCGCGGCGACGGTGAGAACCGTTCTGCCAAGTCGCCTAATTGGTAAGGCCCGCGACTGTTAATCGCGTCATTGTGGGTTCGAGTCCTACCTTGGGAGCTTATGAGCACAAAGGACATCGGCAACATTTCTGAGGTGATGGTTCTAGCCGCATTGACGCGGACGGGTTGTTCCGTACTGCGCCCCTTTGGCGACAACCTTCGGTACGATCTCGCCATTGACGATGGCGGCAAGCTGATACGAGTCTAATGCAAGACTGGCAAGTTGAAGCACGGGGCTGTTGAGTGTTCAGCATCAAGTAGCCAGTGCCATCGCGGTCGTGGTCGGCAGGACTATCGAGGACAAGCGGACGTGTTTGGCGTCTATTGCCCGCAGTTGAACAAAGCCTACTTGATCCCGGTAATCGACTGCGGCCTGACTCGGTGCCGTCTTCGTGTCGAGCCCTCGCGTAACGGGCAAAGAATCCATGTTCGTGACGCGAAACGCTACGAGATCGCTTGAACAATTGGAGAAAGCCATGCCCATCTTCTGCGTGAGCGACTTGCATCTCTGCGACCGGGGCTACCGCGACAACTTCGCGGTGGAAGGCCGTGAGGCCCGCTTCTACAAGTTCCTGGACTACGTGGAGGCCGAGGGCGGCCAGCTTTACGTCTTGGGCGATCTGTTCGACTGGTGGCAGGCCAATCTGAGCAAGTCGGTGCGAGCCTATCGAGACCTGCTGGCGCGCCTTGCGCATGTTGGGCCGGTCGGTGCCCTGTGGATCGCCGGCAACCATGACAACGCCCTGACCGACTTTATCGGCAGCGAGATCAAGCTGCGGGGCCTCGAAGTGCCCGCAATGAGCAAGGCGTTCGAGGCGACCATTGGCGGCCGGCGGTTCGCTTTCCTTCACGGCCACGAGTCCGATCCCTATTGCCGGGAAGCCAACCCTGGCACTGGCGAGATCACCGCAATCATCTCCGGGCTGCTGGAAGACCGCCACCGAGGGCCGTTCGACCGTCATCACCATGCAATAGAAGACCAGTTTGTCGGCACGCTGGAAGGGGCCTTGACCCTCTGGCGGAAGCTGACGTTTCAGCACGGCAGGCTGGACGAAATGCTCGACGGCGTGGAGGCGTGGCGGAAAGAGGCTGGGGCCGACGTGGTGGTCTACGGCCACACGCACGAACCAGGGCATGTTGGCGACTACCACTTCAACGCCGGCACTTGGGCCAGAACGAACGACACCTACGTGCGCATCAACGATGACGGCCGCACCGCCGTCTGGGAATGGTTGCCCAGCAACCGGCCAGCGCTGTTTCCCCGTGCGTTGCGATGAAGCCATTGGAACAGTATCAGGCGTATCCCGTCCCCGTTGCCACGATCTATTTCGACGCCGCTTTCAATTGCCGGGGTGAGTTTACGCTGCAATCGGTCAAGGAATTGGCGGACAGCATCGCCCAGGCGGGACGGCTGATCTGCCCGGTTGCCGTACAGCCGTGGACCAATGAGCCTGGTTTCGATTATCGGCTGATCGTCGGGCATCGTCGCTTCCGGGCCGTGACCGAGTTCCTGAAGTGGACCGAGATACCCGCCTACATCTGCGAGGGGCTGAGCGACCACGACGCCCGCATGTTGAACCTGGTGGAGAACCTGCAACGCAAGAGCCTGAACATCTTGGAGGAAGCCCGAGCGATTCGGAATCTTCATCCCAATGGCACGAGTGTACGGCACGCCGCCTGTGAGTTGAAACAACCGACAAGATGGGTCCACATTCGAGTACGGCTGCTGCGGATGCCGGAAGCGATCCAGCAAAAGGCTGCCGCCGGGCTCCTTTCGCAAGTAAACCTGGAAAAGCTCGCGGGGCTTGAGACGCCGGACGAGCAAATTAGGGCCGCCGATGAGATTGTCGCGGCGAGGGGACGTGGCAAAGGCAAGTTCTTGCCCGGCTTGAGTAGGACGTATAAACGCCGCGGCGTCCGATCACGCGAAGAGATCAACCGCATGATCGAACGTATGCTGGCCGCCCGCATCATTGGTCTGCCGCCGCGTGTCGCAGCATGGTGCGCGGGCCAACTCTCGGACGAGGAACTGTTGAAGGAGATCGAGGCGTCCAATGGGCACGCAGACTGAATCGGGGATCGACATACGAAAACTGAAGCCGGACACGACCGTTCTCTTGGAGGCGGAACCTTACCTCTATGAGATCAAGGTCATGCACCCGGATCAGTGCATCGTGGAGATCAGTTCCAACGATCCTCGGCTGCACGTCGCAACCGTGGGACAAGTGCTTCATAGCCTCCACTGGTCGAGTTTGGGGGCGGCGATTCCCGCCTGGATCGGCAAGGGCCTCGCGTTGGAAATCCGTTTCCGCAACGGTACGTACCGCACGCAGCCCATGACTGCCGCCAGCGTGAGCGGGAAGCATGAAGATGGTAGCCGTTGGTCCTACGAGGTCTTCTGAATGAGTAACCATCCACCGAAGCTCTATCTCGATACGGAGTCCTGCGGGCTGCACAGCATGATGGTGCTGTTGCAATATGCCGTAGAAGACGGCCCCATCGTCCTGTACGAGGTCTGGCGGCGGCCGATCCGCGAGACGTTGGCGCTCATCGAGTGGATCTGCCAGCACACGGTCGTCGGCTTCAACCTCTCCTTTGACTGGTTCCACGTCTGCAAAGTCTACACCATCTTTCGCCTGTGCGACCCGGACTGGATTCCCGAGGAGCACATCGACGAAATCGCCATGCTGGAGCCGCAGGGGCAGGACGGCCCGTGCATCAAGCCGGCGGCGGTCCTGGACCTGATGCTCCACAGCCGAAAAGGCCCTTACCAGTCGCTCATGGCCCGCGAGGATGTCCGCATCAAGCGTGTCCCCACGGCGCTCGCCTATGCCTTGGCCCGCGAGCTTGAGGCCCGCGTCCAGTTCGACAACATCTATTTCGCCAAGTCGGCCGACCCGGAAGCGCCCAAGTGGCAGGTGTTCGACCGGCACGATTCGTTCGGCGATCTGGATACCGAGTTCAAGGATGTCGTCTTGAAGTTCAACCCGGCTGGGGGCCTCAAATTCCTTGCCGAGCACGCCCTGAAGCTCAAGCCCAAGTATCACTACAAGGACGTGGAACCGCCCCCAGCGTGGCGGCCCTACGAGTTGGGCTATGCGCCCATGGCGCTGGCCGTGTCACGCCCAGAAAAGGGCTGGGCAGTCGAGACCGACGACGAGGGGGACAAGCGGGTCACGAAATACGCCTGGCCCGGCGTGATTCGCCAATTTATTGACCACTGGGCAACCCGCGCAGATGCCCGCGAGTACGCCACCGACGACATCGTTTATACACGGGCGCTCGACAAAGACTTCGGCTGCCCCGAGCCGGGCGACAACGACTCGACCCTCGCCTGCATGGTGGCGGCCGTCCGCTGGCACGGTTTCACCATCAATCGGGAGAGGTTAGAAGCCCTGAAGGCGAAGGCCCAAGCCACGGTGGCCGCCAGCCCGGTCAACATCCACAAGCCGGGCGAGGTCCGGGCCTACGTCACGGCCGCGATGAACGATACCGAGAGGGTGATTCTCGACGAGTCCACGAAGAAAGCCAACCTCGAAGCGATCAGCAAGTGGGGCGTCGGTCAGATGTGCCCAAAGTGCAAAGGCAAGGGCCACCTGGATAAGGAAACGGACACTTGTCCACAGTGCAAAGGCGTCTGCTACGTCGGTGAGCCGGAGCCGTGTGGCAGGTGTCAGGGCGACGATCCGCAGTGCGCCCGCTGCGGCAGTACGGGACTGCTGAACGTCGGCCGGCACCCGGCGGGCGTCCGCGCCCAGGAAATCCTGGGCGTGAAGTTCGCAGCCAAGGAGATCGAGTTATACGACAAGCTGCTGCTGGCCGGCAAATTCCACGCCTCGTTCATCGTGATCGGTGCCTTGTCCAGCCGCATGGCCGGGGCGGACGGCCTCAACGCCCAGGGGATCAAGCACACCAAAGAGGTCCGGCAGATGTTCCCCTTGTTCTGGCCGGGGTATCTGCTCTGTGGCGGCGACTTCGCATCGTTCGAGGTGACAATCGCCGACGCCGTGTGCAACGACGAGGCTCTACGCGCCGAGTTGATCGCGGGCCGGAAGATTCATGCCCTGTTCGGCATGGCGATCTTCCCGGGCACGACCTACGAAGAGGTCAAGGCCAGTGACGGCAGCACGACCAACGATATGTACACGAAGGGCAAGCAGGGCTTCTTCGGCACGATGCTCTACGGCGGCGACCACAGTACCTTGGTCAACCGCCTGGGCATCACCGAGGAGGTCGCCAAGCGGGCCATCGAGAGCTTCGGCAGCCGTTTCACGGGCGTCAAGAAGTGGCGGAAGCGGGTAGCCGACTCGTTCTGCTCCATGACCCAGCCGGGCGGCATCGGCACAAAGGTGGTCTGGAAAGACCCAGCCGACTATGCCGAGACGATGCTGGGCTTCCGCCGCTACTTCACCTTGGAGAACCGCATCGCGCGGGCGATCTTCGACCTGGCCCGCAACCCGCCCAAGCATTGGAGAGATTGCAAAGTCAAGGTGGTCCGCCGCGACCGCGTGCAGACGGCCGGCGGTGCTGTCGCAAGCGCTCTATATGGCGCAGCCTTCTCGATGCAGGCGGCCAACATGCGGGCGGCGGCAAACCATGAAATCCAGTCGCCAGGGGCCGAAATCACCAAGCACGTCCAACGGAAGATTTGGGACTTGCAGCCGGTCGGGGTGAACCAATGGCACGTCGCCCCCATGAACATCCACGACGAGATCATGTGTGTCACCCGGCCGGACATGGTTTGGAGCGTTACGCAAGTAGTCCGCGAGTCCGTCGAACACTTCCGCCCCTACGTGCCGCTGGTCGGGATGGATTGGTGCGAGGGGATGAACAACTGGGCAGAGAAGAAGAACGGAGCCACGCAGGTCAAGATTCGCGCCCCGGAGATGATGAAGTGAAGTACGTCGACCGCTACGAGATCGAGTATCGTCGCGACGACGGCCCGTGGGAGCGGGTTGCCGAGGTCTACCCGACCTATCGGTGGCGGACAGTTCGTATTTGGCTCCTCCTTGGGCTAATTTGCCAGGCGAAGATCGTCAACAACGCCGGAGCCGCCGCATTGCGGGCGCGGTCCGAGGCCACGGAGATCGCCTTGGGCCTGATCAAGGGCGATGCGCGGGAGCATTTTCGTATCTGGGAATGGCACCACAACGGCTGGTGGCTCACAAAAGAAATCGACGGCCAGTTCGATGGAAGCCTGATTTGATGGGTGACATCCGCCGGCCAAAGCACAGCCAGGAATGGCACATCCAACAAGCCCTGATTGCCTACCTCAAGGTCCGAGGTTGGCACGTCGAGCGAATGATCGGCAACGCCTTCCAGATGGGCGTGCCGGACCTGTTCGTCGCGCATCCGAAATGGGGCCAACGCTGGATCGACGTGAAGCGGCCGGGCAGGAACTACAGCTTCACCAAGGCCCAAAAGCTGAAATGGCCGGTGTGGGAAGCTTTCGGGATCGGCATCTGGATACTCACGGCCGCAAGCCAAGAAGAATACGACAAGCTGTTCGCACCGCCGAACTGGCGGGCCTATTGGAAGGCGTCGTGGGGCAAGACCCCTGACATCGACGCCCTTCTCGACGAGCTAGACCGCGAAGGCTGGTAGCCCGTCGCGCTCTGCAATTCGCTTACGCCTCCAACTGCGGAGAAACCCTGCGCTTATGGAACTGCAACAACGTCCCGAACCGTGGATGTGTATGCCCTTGGCCTTTGCGATGGCCCTGGACATGCCCGTTGCCGCCCTGCTTGCGGCCATCGGCCACGACGGCAGCGAGATCGCTTTCCCGAGCCTGCCGGAGCCGCTATGCCGGCGGTGCTTCCACATCCAGGAGCTATTGTACGTCGCTCTCGCGCACGGCTTTGCCGTCACGCCGGTCGAATTGTTCCCTGTGCTGCAACCCACCGAAGTCGGGCCGTTCCACAAGATCGTCCTCTACCCAGACAACAACTGGCAACGATTCGAGGCGACGATCCGCGCCAGTCGCGGCGTGATTGACGGCACCGGGCCACGCCACCGTCACACCGTCGCCTACGACCACGGCCGCATCTTCGACCCAAAAGGGTCGGTCTACGACTACTCCCGCCTCGCGTGCGAGGCCCATCAATTCTACACCCGCTGCGCCTGGCGGATCGACCCCATTGGAGAACGCATCTGTGAGTGACCGGTACAACAACAAGTTGGTCGCGGACATGGCTCGACTCTGCAGGCCTTTTTGCAGTGAAGACAACGAGCGGCTTTATCCCTTAGTCATTGCCGGCGACGCCGACGCACGTCAGCGCATGATCGAGGGCAATATGTCACTGGCAATCGCTAAGGTCGAGAGCTTCATTCGCTGTTATCCGGGTGTCACCCATCTTCGAGACGACCTGACGAGTGCAGCTTTCATCGGTGTAACCAAAGCTGTCAATCAGATCGCAGAGGGCAATGCCCTGAAGTACGAGGGGAATTGGAATCCAACCGACTGCATCGGAACATGGATCAACCGGGAACTGGGACGCCTGGTGGAAGATGAAGCTCCCATTCGCGTGCCACATACCTCGAAAGATCGCGCTTGCGCTGAAGGAGAAAAACTGAAGGCTCCTGTGGTTATCAACCACATCCCCGAGCGTTTTGAAGTTCCTTCCTATGAGAGGGAACTGGAAATGCGCGATCTGATCGAATCGTGCTGCACTTGCGAGGAAGAGCGGACCTTTGTTGCCATGCGGGAGGCAGGGCACTCTTATGCCGAGATCGCCGCGGCGATCGAAAAATCGCTCGGTTTCACTCATAGCCTTGCCACAAAGTTGGGCGCCCGTGTTCAGCACAACTTGGAGGCGCTCCGCGACGCATGATCCGACGCATCTTCCTGGACTTGGATGACGTTTGCAACACACTGGCACCCTTCGTGTTGCACTCGGTCGGCTGTGACATCGGCCCGAGCGATTATGCGCGCTATCCACGTGTGCATGGCTTCAATATCTCGGACGCCGCCAATGCCATGCTGGGCGGTTCGCGCTATACGCCGGCCACATTCTGGGCCTCCATGCCGCGTTCGGTCTGGGTCAACGTTCCCGAATCGCCGTTCTTTCCTTGGCTCTTGGAACGCTGCGCCGAAGTAGTCGGCCGCGAGAACGTCTGCATTGCCACCAGCCCGACAAAATGTCCCGAGAGCCTGGCCGGGAAGCTGATGTGGATTCACGACCATTTCCCAGAGTGGATGCACCGGCAGTACGCCATCACACCTCGAAAGCATCTTTTCGCCCGCCCCGACTCCCTGCTGATCGACGATTACCGTGAAAACACCAAGCGATTCGAGGGGCACGGCGGTCATGCGATCTTGGTCCCGAGGCCCTGGAATGTCAACCGGGGATCGGACCCTCGCAACTATTTGGAAGAAAAACTCCGGGCGACTAGCCGATAACGCGGCCGTTTCTTGATTTACTAGGTAGAGCACTAACGCATCTTTTGGCCCGATTGCATTCCTGCCGGCTGGAAGGGCTGCGGTCCTTGTTTTCGCTAGAGGCGCAACCGATGACAAAGCGCGAATTCCTGCAACTGGCGGACCACTACGATCCCAGCAAACATGACGTGGCCGGCTGGTTCATATCGGAGAAGCTGGACGGCACTCGCTGCTTCTGGGACGGCGGCATCACCCGTGGCCTGCCGACCGAGCAGGTGCCGTGGGCCTCCATCATCGACCCCAAGACCGGCGAGAAGAAGGCCAAGATCAAGCCCGTGGCGACCGGCCTTTGGAGCCGCTACGGCAATCCGATCATGGCCCCCGACTGGTGGCTCAACCGGCTGCCAGCCTGCCCATTGGACGGCGAGTTGTGGGCCGGACGTGGCAAGTTCCAGCTCTGCCGGTCGATCTGCGGCGGCGACACCCCCGACGAGCGTTTCGACAAGATCGTCTTCGCGGTCTACTCCACTCCGCCGCTGGGCGCGGTCTTCAGCACCGGCCAGATCAAAAACGCCAACATGGTCTGCAACGTCGATTACCTCGCGATTGAGGCGTGGATCAGACAGCGGCTCAACTCCCGCGGGAAGCGATTTGATGGCGTGCCCGTTCCGAGACGCTGCCTGGGCGACGACTACAAGTTTCTCACCGCCGACCAACCATTCGGCAAGGAAGTGGCCGTGCTCAGCGAAGCCTTGGAGAACACCGACGCTTCGATCTGCTACCTCCATCCGCAAACCAAGCTGATCGACATCCCCGAGGCGGCTTGCGACCAGGTTGAGGAATACCTGCGACGGGTGCTCGACCAAGGCGGCGAAGGCGTGGTGATTCGCAATCCCGCTGCCATTTGGACGCCGAGGCGCCATCGAGCAATCCTCAAATACAAACCCTTCTCCGATGCCGAGGCCCGTGTGGTGGGTTTCACCAGCGGCCGGGAGACGAACAAGGGCAGCCGGCTCCTGGGCAAGATCGGCGCCCTGATCGTGGACTATCAGGGCAAGCGGCTGGAACTATCCGGCCTCACCGATGCCGAGCGGGAGTTTGCCGACCCGATGGCCGGCGAGTGGGCCACCAACAACCCTGGCATCGACGTTCCCTATTGGGTTGAAGGCAAGCACTTCAAGAAGGGCCAGACCGTCACGTTCAAGTACCGCGAACTGAGCGACGACGGCATTCCGAAAGAGGCCCGGCTTTGGAGACTGCGTGACGCTGAATGAAACTCTGTCGTCTCCGCCTCCCGCGCATCATCTGGCTGATTCCATGACCGGCAAACACCATACCATCGCGCTTGATCGGGCCACGCTTTATCAAGGGGACTCCCGCGAGGTCCTCCCCTTGCTGGAGCCAGGGCAGTTCACGGCCTGTGTCTGCGATGCATTATGTGGTGGACCACATAACGGATCTTCTGTGGCGCAGTCAGTTATGTGGCCTAGCTCGTTCCTCTGGCCGTATTTCGGCATTTCGCCCATTTTCTGCGCCACATAATTTTGGGTTACGCTCTGGGG